TAATAAAATTGCAATTCTGTTGCTAACGCTTCTGTATCTTGTTTCCTATTATTTACAAAATTTTCTATTTTTAAGGTAAGTCCCCCCTTATTATTGTTATCGTTACCGCTACCGTTTGCTATTTTTGCGCTTTGTTTCGCATTATAAACAGTTTCGCCACCTCGCATTTTTAAAAGTTCGGGTCCACGTTCTCCAACCCAATGTAACCCAGGACTTGCGCTTGATGTTCCATTCTCATAGCCTTTATATCCTCCACCTCTGCTCATAGATTTAAGCCCGGGTGTTCCAAACGGCCCTCCATACCTAGATTTCATGTAATTAATTCCTGCAACTAAATTTGCCAAAGGATCAACTATGTTATTCGGTAGCAATTTACTGCGATTAGCTTGAAAAGTTGTTGGAATGGTTTGTAACAACCCCCTCGAAGGGTGTCCCGCTTGTGCATTGCTCCTTTATACCCTCGGTTTCCCGATATTTATTAGGGGAGTAGACTATATCATCTACCTATTAACTAGGCAGTATGGCACTTCCAAACAATGAATTTCACATTGAATGTACTTCCTCTCGGAATAGTCGTTGCACCTTTCTAATTTCTTAGACTTGGCACAGGATTTTCATATCATTTCTGACTTAGACTTCCCCTGTTAGCATATCTTCTAATAGTCATTTCCTACTATTCCTAAATGTTAGATATACACCCTATGTTTATAGGTTCACCATATATTTTTAAATATATATTACTATATAAATGGACTATATTATTAATCCGTAAGGTTAATTGCATTAGGATTTCCACTTGATTCCGCCATGACCATCTGTTGTATAGCAGGAAACCACGAAACTGGTGATCCTGTGAACGCTAATGCTTGCATTATCCAACTGCTTACTTGACTTGAAGTTCCTGCACCACCGCTAAAACTAGCTAACATAGTGCCAACTTGTTTGTCGGCGAATCCTTTTAAATCCTTGCTCTTGATTCCGTTCATCAATCCAAGTGCAACGTTTTGCCCCTGCGCAAATGTTTTACGACTTGGAGAATGAATATCGAAACCCGCTCTAAATGATTCTATTACTTTATCTGTTAAATCTTTAGTAACTGCGGTTAGGTCTTTTTCACTTGACTTCATTCCATCTGATAAGCCCTGTGTTACATTCCCACCCAAAGGTTTCGTATCTGTAGCTAAGTTACTAAATACCTTTTTAGTATTCGTAGCTAACCCTGTTGATGTGTTGTTTAAATCATTTGTATTGTTTTTCATCCCTGTGCTTAATGAACTAACTACGTTTCTCCCAAGTGGGTTACTGTCTTTAATTAGATCATTAACTATGCTTTTTGTCCCATTGCTTAAAGCATTCGTAGTATTATTTAATACTCCTGTGGTATTTTTCATGCCTGTGCTTAAAGACTTGATTACATCTGTACCCATTGGAACATTCTTTTTACTTAAATCTGTAAATACTTTAGTAACTCCATCAGTTAAAGTTGTTGTAATTTTTACTGTTGGTTTTGTACTATCCGTTATACCTTTACCGAAATTGTCCATAATGCCTTTCGTCATTGTAGTCATCCCAGTTTGGAGTGTTGGAGTGCCATCTTTAATCCCTTTAGTTAACCCGGTAGTAATCTGATCTCCTAATTTTGCATAATCTTTAGTTTGATCTACCGCCTTTGGGTTTAACAATTTCATGGAATCTTTAGCGGATGTTATCGTGTCGCCTTTTTTAAGATTTAGAATCTCGGGACCTAACTCACCAACTAAACTTGTACCGCCCGGAGCGTTATTTGTTCCGCTTGCATGTTGATTAGCTTTAGGTATCGCAAAGTTAGGGGTTTTCTTTATAGTTAAAGTAGATTTCCCCGCGGTGGCTTTTGGTGTTATACTCTTACCGCCACTCGTTTGAATACCCGTCAACGCTTCAACAAAGTTTGTTACTTTCCTTATTATAGGATGGCTTGCGTACCAAGCTGCTAGAGCACTCCAATTCTTCTTTTGTTCCCCCGTGCTTATATCAAGTGCTTTATTTACACCTGCACCCATAGCTTTTATTTGTTTTACTACACCATTATTTAAATCTGTTGCTTTTTTAACCGAGTCTCTTCTTTGTCTTTCTGCTTCGGCTATCATCTTATCAGCCATTGCTTTGCCTTTTGGGGTTCCATCATTATATGTCTTATTTATAGCTGCTACAGTTTTTGTATAGGTTTCATTAGCTGCCTTTATCGAAGAATCCCTCGACTTATTTGCATTCTTAATTTCTTCTCCTGCTTTTTCTGCAGCTACTTTTATGCTGTAACTTTTCATCCTTGCAAGTATTGCCTTACTTTCTGTTTCATTTTTCGATAGTGCTGCAACTGCTGTCTTTGTTTGTTCTCCACTTGCCCAAGCTAAATATGCACTTTCAGCACTAGTTAATTGTCTATGTTTTGCGGAAGCGTTAGATAATATAGTAGATATTTTTTTAGTCTTAGCATCTACCGTATCTAGTTCTTTCTGATTGGCTGCTTTCATTTCAGTAAGTTTTTTAGCTTCATCAGCTGTAGTTTTACCACCCGACTTAGCATAAAAGTCTGTCATTATTTTAAGTGTTTCATTGAATTTAGTATTTATAGCTAATTTAACTGATTCACCCATAGCACTATATTTACTTATCATGTTTTGACAAGTCTTATCTGTCAATATAGTAGAATTGACTACTAAGTCTTGAAGTGCTTTTGTAGCATCATCTTTGAGTTTTATAAAAGATCCCACTGATTTTTTAGTAGAATCCGCTATTTTAACCGAGGTTGTGCCTGTTGTATTTGTTATTACTCCATTTGATAATGCAACTTTTGTGGTTGTTTTTTCATAAGTATCTGCAAACAAATCTACTGCGGGTACTAAATCTTTATCTAATTGATTTTTTATAAGAAGCCCTGTGCCAACTACTGCTGCGCCTGCTAATAAAAAAGGTGCTGCTGCAACTACTACTCCACCCAATGCTACTCCCAATGCTCCAATTCCTGTACTTGCTGCAACTCCTGCAACTCCGGCTCCTGCTATTCCTGTTTCGGCTGCTACTCCCGCTGCTCCAAGTGCTGCAATCCCAGGCGCTGCTGCCGCGCTCGCTGCTCCTTCCGCTATTGTTGCTGCAGTTGTTATTCCCATTTTTAAAGCTACGCCACCTAATAATCCCGATATAGTCCCAAAGGCTGTTATTAACATTCCTGTGCCTATTGCTACTGGACCTATTGCGGCTGCGAATAGAGCAACTTTTATTATTGTACCTTGTGTTGCGGGGCTTAAATTTGAGAATTTATTCGCTAAGTCCTCAATCGTATTTGCTAATTTAGTTATTGTTGGTGCTGCAACTTGTTCTAGCTTAATTGCTGCGGTTTCGATACTTCCGCCCATTTCCTCAACAGCACTTTTAGCATTGTTTTGCATTGTTTTCGCCATTGCTGCGGATGCTCCATCACTTGCTTTTAACGAATTTGTTAATTCATCAAGTTTCGGTTTTCCTTGTCCAACAAGCACCATCATTCCACTTAATGATTCTTTACCAAATATTTGTGTTAACGTTGCTGCTTTTTGTTGTTCTGTCATTCCTTTTAAGCCTTTTTGCAAATCACCAATAACATTCCCAAAAGGTTTCATTTTTCCTTGTGCATCAAAAGCGTTAAATCCCATAGCTTTCATAGCTGCAGCCGCTTTATCGGTAGGTTTCGCTAAATTAGTCATAGCGGTTCGCATTGTAGTACCCGCTGTGCTGCCTTTTATACCCGCATTTGCCATTATGCCTATAGCTGCGGAAGTTTCTTCTATGCTCATACCTAGCGCATGACAAGGTGGTGCTGCATATGTCATTGCTTCGCCTAAATCGGTAGTTCTTGCATTTGTTACAGCGGCAGTTTTCGCAAATACATCTGCTACGTGCGTACTTGCGCTTGCTTCTAATCCAAAGCCACGTAAAGCGCTGCTCGCAATATCTGCCGCATCTGCAACTTCTACATCTCCTGCGGCTGCTAGACTTAACATGCCCGGCATTGCTTGCGTTATTTCAATTACACTAAAACCCGCACTTGCTAAGTTGTCCATTCCTTCCGCTGCTTCTGTTGCAGAAAATGCTGTAGCTTGTCCGAGACTTATGGCTTGATTGCTTAATGTTTTAAGTTCCTTAGTTGATGCCCCGCTAGTTGCTTGTACTGTGCTCATTGCTGAATCAAAGTCCATGCCTAATTTCATTGCGGCTGCTCCTGCTGCAACTATCGGTAAAGTCACTCCCATTGTCAAGTTTTTACCAACTGCGGTTGTGGCCTTGCCTGCTTTTTTCATCTTATCGCCTGCATCTACCATTGCTGTTCCCGCTTTGGTCCACTTACTGCTTTGTGTTTCTATTTCTGCATTAGTTTCGTTTATTTGACGTTCTAAATTATTAGCACTAGTTTGAGCATTGTTCATTCTAGTACTGTAATTATCCATTGCCCTCGAATTACTAACGAGCGTATTTTGACTAAGTTCATATTTTTTATTTAGTTCAGTTAATTCAGCTTTTAATCTTTTGCTTTCTTCACTTGTTTTTCCCGTTGCTGCAACACTAGCATTATAAGCGGTTGTTGTTGCTGCAACTTTCGTGCTTAGTTGTTCATTTTTAACTATATTTTCTTGAAGCCTTGTTTTTGCTTTATCAAATTGCTCGCTATATTTTGAAACTATTCTATTTTGTAGCTCAAATTGACTTCCTAGGCTATTTACTTTTCCTCTTAACTTATCCGTTTCGCTGCCAAATCCATTTAGACTTGAACTTGTAGCATTAAAACCGCTTTGTACTAACTTCATTTGCTGCGTTATATCTTTTATTTGCTTGCTATAAGATTGACTATCTAATGCAAGCCGAACATTAAGGCCCATATCATCACTCATATTAAACCTCCTTCCCTAAAACAATATATCGTCTATTGCTATTAGTTCATCTTCTGATTCCAAGCCATTTACTTTTTTGTATAAATCGTATAAAGAGAATAAAATTCTAGGAGTTGATTTCCAAAATGACTTTTCACTTAAACCTAAAATCGTACAATGTATATAGTAATACCAGGACCAATCCCATTCAGAATTCCCCTGGTTGTCTAGTTTTTTCCGTCTTCCACACTAGTATTACTTTCTGTGTCTGTGTCTTCTTCTGTTTCGGGTGATGCCGCTACTAATAATTGAGAAATTATATCTACGTAGTATTGATTTTTAAGTGGATCTAATAACTTACCAATTTGAAAAGGTGTATAATGATCTTCTTCTTTTTCTATACATGCGTTAATAGCAGCGGTTAAATAGTTTCTAGTATCTTTTGACTTAACTGATCCGCTAAAATGCCCAAGTGCTGTTTGAATATCTCCATAAATTTCCTCTAGTTCTGAATATGCATTATAATCAATTGTCAATTTGTGATTCCCATCTTTTAGTTCTACCAATTTGCCTGTGTTTTTTATTTCTTTACCTTTCATATATGTCTCCCTCGTAAATTTATTTTTTACTGCATTATATTCAAATTTAAAAGCTTACAAACAAACCTAGGTCTGCTTATAAGCCGCTTTATTATGCCTTTGCTACTACTGTTGTTTTTCCTGCTTTAATTGCTCTAAATGTGCTATCTACTTCTACTATTTCAATCTGATCTCCTGTTACTGCTGTAATATCTGCTGTTCCTGCCCAAGTTGTATAGCCTGCTGCAACACTACACATATCATTAAGTGATGGGAGAACTATAGAAGCTGCAGTTTTATATACATAACTGTTTCCTACTGTTATAGTTGGTGTAACTGTTATTTTAGTAGATCCGCTTAATGTGCCTGCTATTGATGTAGCTGTTAAAGAGCCTACTACAGTGCCACTAGGTTGGTTACATACCGCAGTAAAGAAAGCATTTATAAATGCCATATCCATCGAAATTTCGTCCTCGTCTGCTATTAGTCTATAAGCGTTATCTGAATCCCTGCTATAGAATGTAGCATCTAGTGAAGCTGTTTGGTCTTTGAATTTATCAGCTTCTGATTCGTAAGTATCATCATTCAATGAGAATGATCCTTTATATAGCCATACAAATCTTGATTTTCCATTAGTTTTTTTAGATTGGAACCCAAAAGCTAATAGTGGTGGGATATCATCTTTAGTTTCTATAAGTACACCTTTAACAACTTTTGCTCCTTGTAATAGTGCTCTCGAAGTTAGAGATAATTGGTTAAGTTCTATAGAGACCGCTACACTTTCAAAGAAATTAACAATGTCTTCTACTGAATCATCACTTCTAAGCAATGTTTGTGTAGAAGTTGGTTTAATTGTTGCTTTAATTGCTCTTTCTAGTTTTGTTGGTGTTCCGTAAACTGTTGGAATCCCCTTGCCCGCATCCGAAGTTAATAAAGCTATATAAATATTTTTAAGACCGCATTGTCTTGCCATGTATAAAACCCCTTTTATTTCCATAGTACTTGTTTAAAGTCTAGCCTACAGACGTAATAAAACACCCTTATTCTAAGAGTGTTTCTTCATAATAAAATTCAAATATATGGTTAAAAAGCAATGTATCTTTTTCCCATAAATCATGTTCGTCTTGCCTTTTAAAACCTGCTTCTTTCATTAGTGTTAATATGTTTGCTATTAAAATCGTATTGTCACTTTTAGTGAATAAATTCATTAAAATATAGTGTCCTGTGGTTTCTTCTTCATCCTCGCTAAAGGCTTCACCGTGTTTAAGATATGTTTGATATACAACATAGCT